ATACGACTGCTCTCCTTCATCATCAGAACCGAGATTCTTCGATATTTCCCAGAACTCCTTACTGCCGAGCTTGAAAGGACCGTGCTGTTGTGCCTTATACCAGAAGATTTGGTCTTGTAATTTGTTGGATTTCGCGTTGTTGTTGATGACCAGACACTCATAATTCTCGGTACACTGGTCCATGACCTGACAAAAGCTCTCAAATGTGGGGAACATACCCGCATAATTGTCGTAGATTCGCTTACGATTCGCAATATATGGCTCGCGGAGGATAAAAACGTAGTCGATATTCGTGCGGAGATTTGGAGGGATACCAAGGGGATATTGCATTGTGATGACTAACATGACCTTCCAATGACGCCCATTCATGAAGAGGAGGCGCATCATCACGTCCTTCGTCCATTTGTTGTCATACAGACAATCATCCAGAACGACAAATGTACGCGGGTCAATGGACGACTTTTTATACATATCCATATCTTTTTTCACCTGCTTTAAGACTGCTTTTTGGCGCTTGAGAATATTTTCAATAATCGCGGTATTATACGCATCATGGATGAATAATTTGGGCACATGGGCGGCAAAGAATCCGTTGCCTGCTTCTGTTCCGGAGATGACCGTGCCGATGGGGATATCTTGGTGGTGAAACATCAAGTCCTGAACGAGGAAACTTTTACCGGTATCACGTCGTCCAATGAGAACAATCACAGGCCCCTTATTTTCATCGGGGCGAAAACTAATCGCCTTCATGTCGAATTTCGCGAGTTCTAAATTCATATTGGTTAATGTTTCGATTCACTCGGTAATACAAAAGCTGTATATTTTTTTACGATGTTTTACACGAAACAAATATCTGCTGTCGCTGCCCGTTTAAAACCAATATAAAACTTCTATCGAACAATCATATTATTACTGTATTTTAGGAAAATGACGATAACACCGACGACGGCGACGGCGAGTTTCCAACTTCACTACCGAAAACATAAATATACACCGGAGAAAATCGACTCGGCGTTATTGTATGACATTCAAAATTATATACCGATTTATTCAAGATTTTTCGACATAAACGAGACCAACTACAACGGAATTCAATTGAACCAAACGTATTATTTACAGAATATCGTTGAGCACTCGATCATGGAAACGACGACGAAAGACCAATCAAATTATACATCACTAAATCATTTAGAAACTGTTATTGCCGACGATGCCGGAAATACAACGAATGTCCCGATGTTTGTGAAATACTCGCCACTTCTAGACCCGATTCGATATTTATCTGGCAAATATGAGTCGATACAAAAATCATGCTCGCTTCCTAAATATAATTCAACAACAGATAACTGTGATGATAAAATATTGAACACGAACAATTCATCTTATGTAGATGGGTTTTTCTCGTATTTGACGAGTCGTACTCTTCATACATATGGAGTAGTTCATGGTTTAGACTATTATGGCAGTTATCTATGTAAGCAGCGTGAATTTTCGACCAACGTCTTTGATGATATTGATTATTTGGCGGATTGTACCTTTTTCAATACAAAAGAGAACGAACTTTTCACGATTGATTATTCGCAGTTCGACGATGATAGTGGTAGCTGTGGTGCGAGCGCGAGCGGCAGCGGTAATATCGCAAGCAGTAAATTATTAAAACTCCGGAATAAATTACATCCGGTGTTGAATGGTGGTGGTTCTAGCGACGATTATTTATTGTCGGACAATTACTTCAATAAAAAGGACCGTATTTCTATTCTGGACTATGTGCCTGAATGCGATGCCACTGATGTGAGTGTAGATACCATGTCGATAGAGTTGGCGGCGCCGAGTGCTAGTGATAGTGCTCTTGAAGTAAATATCGACGATTTCGATATTCAATGTGTAGAACACGAAACAACTACATTACAGCCAAAGACAACTACGAGAGATTACGACGACGACGACGAGGACGACGATACATCACAGTCGAATTCTTCTTATACAACGATATCGGATGATGCCGACGACGAGTGCGGTGGCGAGGATGAGGAGGACGACGACACGAACGATGACACCGCCGACGATAAAAACAGCCGTTCCGTTCAAAACGCCGCATCCGAGAGTGAGAGTGAGAGCGATACCGAAAGCGATGAACATTCATCCGACTATTCTGGCACAGACTACAGCGACGATGAGCAAATCATCGTAAAAATCAAGGATTTCCCAATACAAGCGATTCTACTTGAAAAATGTGTTAACACACTCGACCATATTATGATGACAGACGAATTGACGAATGAGGAATGGACGTCTCTCCTATTCCAAATCATTATGACGCTGGTTATTTACCAAAAAATGTTCGAATTTACGCATAACGACCTTCATACCAACAATATCATGTTTATTGAAACCACCGAAGAGTTCATTTATTACCTCTACGAAGAACAGTATTATAAGGTGCCAACCTATGGACGTATTTTTAAAATCATTGATTTCGGCCGCGCAATTTATAAATTCCGCGGTCAGCTCATATGTAGCGACAGTTACCACCCGAAAGGCGACGCGGCAACCCAATACAATTTCCCCCCGTATTATAATCCGGATAAACCCACTGTTGAACCAAATTACAGTTTCGATTTATGCCGGTTCGCATGCGCTCTTTTCGACTATTTCATCTATGATTTGCGCAAGGTAGAAAAGCTGTGTAAATCCGACCCGATTATTAAGATGGTCGTGAAATGGACGATGGATGATAAGGGGCGTAATGTGCTGTATAAATCGAGTGGCGAGGAGAGATATCCTGATTTCAAACTCTATAAGATGATTTCGCGGTCTGTTCATAATCATATCCCCGCCAATGAAATCCATAATCCGGTGTTTGACCAATACAAAATCACATTAAAAAAATACAAGAAACATGCGGCTCTCTCGGCGAAGTTCTTGAAGGATGGAAAGAACACGCATATTTTTATGAATGTAGATACGCTGCCCTGTTATTGTGATAGTGTATAATAAATACTAGAGTAATATCGGCCGGCCGTAATAGCGTAGCGTCGAAGTATTGTTTTTAGCTCTGTGCGTGCGTTACTAAGACCTACGTTTATTTTCAAGAAACCTATCTCGATGAGCGGCAACACCGTTCTTCGCGATGAACTCGATATTCCGCATCGTCCAGCCCATCGAATATCCAGAATGTCCAGTCAGCATATTATTCTGAACTAAAGACACAATATTGTCATCGCCGCTGCTGAACTGGAACCCGCGGCCGGATGGCGGACTGTATTCCGAGAGATATTTCCAGACGTTGATTTCCTTGGCCTTTATTTCGGGTAATTCGCCAGTGAGAATAATTGCGCGCATTCCATCACGCACCATATCGGCGGAGTGATCGTCATTGAAATACGAGAGATCGCAATCTCTCACGGCGTCAAGAGTGAGGGGCCAGTATTCTTCACCAGACGCGGATGCGGATGGAGCGCGTTCCAGATGAACGGTCACGGATTCGGGGGTAGCAGAAGCAGTAGCAGAAGCAGAAGTTGTCATTGTAGTTGACGATACCCCACCGTAAATGTAAATATATGATATCAATTTTATCATATGTTTATACAGAATTAGTATTAGTATTAGTATTAGTATTATTGTAATTTGTCATGGTTTACAGTTCGCAGCAACGTGTAAACTCATTTTGCTCTTCAATAAATGCCTTGAACGACATATATGTAATCAGTTTATTACTACCACCCGCCATTTTGGTGATTATTGCTATATATGAGTATTATTATTATTATTGAAATTGTGTTTATTATGTATTCAAATCCGCGCCACCATCTTATCCAATACCACACCCACAACGACGCCCAGCGACAGACTGCCTGAAACAAAACCAATAATTGCGGTGATTACCGTGATGACCCATCGCCTGTCAAATGACTGTGGTTTGAATAAACTATCCCAGTCACCTGTTTTATATACGACAAGCAACATGACGCCAACTACCGCAGCAATCGGGATTTCATTGATGGCGCGGCCGAAGAATAGACATATCACAATAAACAACACACTTGTAATGACAGATGAAAACTGGGTTTTCGCGCCGTTGAATAAGTTCAGCTTACTTTGCCCGACCAAAACGCATCCGCCGAAACCGCCGGTGAGTCCCGTTGCGATATTCGCAATACCTTGAACAAGACTCTCGCGATATGAATCGCCCTTCACGCCTAGTGCGGCTTCGGTATCTCGCACCATAATAAGCGACTCTAACAATCCTGTAAATGCCATCGCGGCGGAAAATGGCAGTATTTTTATAAGATGTTCCATGTCATATGTTACTTTACTCGGGGATAACACGTCCAGTGATATGAGAGAAGGCAGTTCCGACTTTATATCTCCAACGTCTTTAACACGGTCGATATTGTAATATTTCGTAAAAATATAGATAAAGGCAGTAATTGCCAACATTGAAACAAGGCCGCCTGGAATATGAATATGCTGGTCTTTGCTATGTGTTATTTTTATAACGCCGAAAAACGCAATCAACGTAGATACAATCGTAAATAGAGTTGTATTCGCCATTTTCAATCCGGTAAGCCATTTATGGTCTTTATCTTTGAAATTATCGAGTTGATGAACCGCGATAAGACCGGCCAACGCAATTAAGAACCCAGACATGATATGTTTCGGGACATAAGTCACATATTTGTATAAACCCGTTACAGCCGCCAACATCTGGATTAAACCACCGATTATAACCGTCGGGATAATGTATTCCTTTCCAACGAGTGTGCCTACACCGGCGATAGATGTTGCTACAGCTGCGGTTGACCCAGATATCATCGTCGGCATTCCTCCAAATAATGATGTTATGAGAGACATGACCATCGTATTTTGAATTCCAACATTCGGCGCCAATCCCATAATAAATGCGAATGCGATGGATTCGGGAATCAGCAATAACGCAATCGTGAGTCCGGAAAGAAACTCATTGATGATCGAGGCTGACGCATTCATTATATAATATAAACATATTATTTGTAATAATATACGCAGTAATTATATAATGAGTAATTCACACGACAGCGACACGATTACCATCGACGGTACCACGTATGATATCACTGATTTCAAGCATCCCGGTGGAAATATCATCAATTATGCGAAGAATACCGCGGATGCTACCGAAATCTTTCGCGAATTTCATTATCGGTCGGAGAAGGCCCACAAAGTTCTTCAGTCATTACCGCATTATAATGGCGATGACGAGTCGGGCGCTGCGGCCGTCCCTGAACTAACCCAACGCCAACAAGAAATGACGGTGGATTTCCGAGAGATGCGCGCGAAGCTCATCAATCATGGTTGCTTTGAGCCGGATTACATCCACGTTTATTTTCGACTTCTAGAACTCTCATTTTATTTTAGTCTAGGGGCGTGGCTCGCACCCTATAATATTTACGCATCTATTCTCTCGTTCATCGCATTTAAGACCCGATGCGGGTGGGTCCAACATGAATGCGGCCATCTAAGTTTTACCGGCGTTCGTAAGATAGACCGCGCAATCCAGACATTTACAATGGGATTTGGTGGCGGCGTCAGTTCGTCTGTGTGGAACTCGATGCATCAAAAACACCACGCAACACCGCAGAAGGTGAAACACGACATTGATTTAGATACAACCCCGTTTGTCGCATTCTTCAACACCGCATTTGAGGAAAACACGAATGGAAAGGCGGCGTCACGGTTTATGAACCGGTGGTGGATGCGGCTTCAAGCATGGACATTTCTGCCTCTCGTTAATGGAGTCCTTGTCCATTTGTTTTGGTCATACTATCTTCACCCAAGGAAGGTATTCCACCGATTATGTTCAGCGAGGACGAGAGATGTTCATATTGAAACGGCACTTGAAGTTGTTAGCATGAGCGCATCACACATCGTTATTCCCGCTATTTTCTACAGCACGGGTCAATACAGTATATTCTTCTCGTATTTTCTTCTTATGGTGACAAATTTCTGGAATTTCATTTATTTATTCGGCCACTTCTCTCTCTCGCACTCATATACTGGTGTTGTTCCCGAGAATAAACATCTCCTCTGGTTCGAATATGCGATCGACCATACTGTCAATATATCTACAAAGTCGGCACTCGTGACATGGATTATGGGGTATCTCAATTTTCAAATCGAGCATCATCTCTTTCCGTCGATGCCTCAATATAAAAATGCGTTGGCAGC